TCCATTTCACTTACAAGACTAGCTGACATGTAAATAATTGGCTTAACACCAGTTCTAAATACTACATGGTCTAAGAATGCCTTAGCTTTATCTACTTCGTTTACATGAGGATTTCCACCTCTTTCCCAGTCTAATACTAAAATAGCATCTCCGACATAGCCTTGAATGTTATCTACAAACCAATTAGCCTCAGCGATAGGATCATCTCCTCCGAAACCGTCTGAGTAATAATGGTACACACCCCTCAATTTACCACCATTCTTGGCTTGCTGATAATTTGTATCACACTGTGGATTTACATATCCGTTACCACCAGTAGCTTTGATAACTACAAAGTCTACAGGGAGTCCAGATACATCTATACTTCCTTGTGCTGCACTTATGTCTATTCCTTTTAATGACATATTATTCCTTTCGTTTAATTAATTTGTGGATAAGTTACATTTAATGAAATTGTTATTGGTGATGTCTGAATGACTGGGATTGTTAAGGTATTGCTAATGCTTACACTCACATTTATAGTCGGTTGTTGAGTAATTGTCAATGTGATATTTGACGGCATCTGAAACGGTATATTTATTATTATTCCATGTATAGGAGCAATTTTGGCTATTAATGTCTGTGTTACAGATTTTATACTTTGAATTCTTGCTTTGGAAGTTTCAGTAGATGTTTGTGTTTTACTAATACGAGTGACAGAAGTTTGAGTTCTAGTAAGAGTGTTTTTAACTCTTGCTACAGATGTTTGAGTTTTTGTAGTTGGTGTGTACCTAGCAGCAAATGTAGCAGATGAGTTACTACCAGAACCACTAAAAGTAAATGCCGTAGGTGTAAATGAAGTTACTCCAACTATTCTAGCTGATGATGTTGCTATAGCAGGTGTATTGTTTGAAAAAGTTCCAGCAACTCCATTTTGGTCGTTTGGCATGTTGCTTGGGTAACCTGTAATTTGTGGACCACCAGATATAGCCACCATTGAAGCTATAGACAAGAAGTAATAGTTTCCAAAAGTTAATCCAGACATAGCTGGTGAAGTTACAGTTGTACTTGCAGCACCTGTTTGGAATGTACCTGAAGTTAAATTGAATACATATCCAGTAGGTGCTTTAGCAAAAGCAGTGGTTATCCATGTCACATTAGATGCAGATGATTGAGTAAATGCTACAGTACTTCCTTCAGAACCTGTCATTGTTCTTATGTAGCCATATTCACTTGTATCTATTACAGACCATCCTGAAGGTGTAGTTATAGCAGCATTAGAAGATATATAAATAGTTACTACTTGACCAGCTGAATAAGTTGGTAGAGTTACAGTAAATGAAGTTGTAGCTGTAGTTAAAGCCTGATACCCAGTGTTTGTTGAAGTAACATAAGGTACTAAAACAATGTTAGCCTTAGATGGTTGAGTAGAAGTTAGTGTGTTTTGTATACGAGTTTTTTCGGTTTGAGTGCTTGTAAGTAATTTAGATACTCTAGCGACTTCAGGTTGTGTAGCAGTAAGTGTCTTTTGAATCCTGGCTACTTCTGTTTGCGTAACGGAGAATGTGTTTTGGATTCTAGCCTTACTAGGTTGCGTTGTGGTACGAAGTTCAACTATGCGTGAAACGGCTGTCTGAACGGCTGTAATCGTTTTCTGTATGCGAGATATGCTAGTTTGTGTGGTGTATTCTTGCTCTACTATACGAGCGACAGATGGTTGTGTGGACGTGAAAGTTTTAGCAATTCTGGCTACTGATGTCTGAGTGCTAGTTTGAGTTTTAGTAATACGAGTTACTTCACTTTGTATAGTCGTAAAGCTTTTACTTATGCGTGCTGTAGATGGTTGGTTACTTGTACCATTTATTTGTACTATTGAAACGGACGATTGAGTTGTACTAGATGTTTTAACTATTCTAGCTATGGATGTCTGATTAACAGTTTCCTGTTCTATGATTCGTGCTACAGATGTCTGGTTATTATTAAAAGATTTAGCTATACGAGCTTTAGAAGTCTGTGTAGTAGTACGAATGTTTGGAACTATGTTAGCTACAGAAGTCTGAGTTGCTGTAAAAGTTTTACTTATTCTTGCTTTGCTAGGTTGTGTTGAGGTAAGAGTTTTAGATATTCTGGATTTACTTGGTTGAGTATTTGTAAGCGTTTTTGTAATACGAGCTTTAGACGGTTCTGTACTAGTTAAGGTGTTTTGTATACGAGCTTTGCTGGGTTCAGTAGATGTGAGTGTTTTTTGTATTCTAGCTACAGATGATTGAGTTGATGTAAATGTTTTTTGAATCCTAGCTACAGATGATTGAGTTGATGTAAAAGGAACATTTAATTCAAGTAATGTAAGTCCACCAGAGTTTGAGTTGGTATAAGTTACAGTAACTGAGTTACCAGTTGCACCAACTGAACCAGTAGGGGGTTTATAATCTATTCCAACAGGTCGTGAGTTATTGTTTGAAAACTGTAAATTAAAAAAGCTGTTTGTATCAACTGACCATATACCAGTTTCACCAGTAGCTCCAAAATGTGATGTTGCATAAAATAGTAATGTATTTGTTCTGACAGCGTTTGCTAACGAAGCAGTGGCAGTAGTAGCTGAAGAAGATGAACCGTTACCAGATTGAAGAACTGGGTTAATTAATGAAAGTCCAGAAATAACGGCTACAGCACCAGAACCAGCACCACCAGTAGAATAAGTAAGCGTAGCAGAAGTAACACCAGAAGGTGTGTTATACCCAAGCATTGTCCAAACAACAGGTGCAACACCCACGCCACTTCCTACTGTAGACCAAGTAGTTGTGCTACCACCTGACATTGAGAAGCTAGTTGTTCCCTGTGCAGAAGTGGCAACTATAATAACATCACCAGCGTTTGTAGTTACTGGTAAAGTAACAGTCTGTGTGCTTGAACCTGATGGTACTGTAAATGTACTTGAACCTCTAATTACTGCAGCCATTTATATTCCTTATTTTATTTCCTGTACTTTTTGTACATTCATTTTTGTTTCTGGGTCTAAATACTCATAACCGAATACTATCTTTTGTAGCATTGGGTCTGATGTTTCACCTGTCGCAAAGTTTCGTTCTATTGCGTAAGTCTTAAATCTAATAGGTTTAGCGTTGCCTGGAACTGATGTCCAGTCTATGTCTAATTTCTGTTTATGGACATGCAAAGACAAGCGTACCATAGGACCATGTTCGGTTTCTGGTAGCTTGTTTAAAATATCATAGAAGGTGTTTCGTCCTTCTTCGTAGATAGACTTATCGTCTTGATCTAGTTCACTAAGAACGAAACCATCCTTATATTCTGCTTCTATTGCATTGTGGGGCATTGTATTGCTTTCTCCCTGCCATTTAAGGCTTAGTTACTATTAGCTTTCAGTCCAAGTGTAAGTGATAGTTTCTGAAGTTGTATCTCCAGGAGCTGCACTTGTAGTTGTCTGAAGTTGTAGACGTAGTGGGTTTACATATACACCACCAGCTGTAGTGTAGGTAGATGTACCTGTACCAACACCTGTTGAACTTGAATTAAAGTTAGCAGTCATAGCTGAAGTTGTAACTGTTGAGTCACCACTTGCTGTTGTTGCAGGAGTTGTGTAACTAGTCTTAACTCCACCTACTAATGTTAGACCTGTTCCAAGGCTTCCACCTGCTACGCTCATTGTGTATGAAGCTGCAGATAGTGTGTTGTATGTACCTGCGTGTACTGCTGATTGGTACTTAGTAAAACTGTTGTTACCTGCAGTGATTGGGCTAGATGAGTAAGCAGTTGTGCTGTCATCTATATTCTTTAGGTTCATTTCAGTTCTAGAACCTGTGATTGTTGGGGTTGCTCCGTTATATTCGGACCATGATACTGTTGATGCCATTATTTAGTCCCTCCTACTGGCTCTTTGTGCCAGCCTATTACATTACCTTTGTCGTCTAAATCAGCGACAATAGTTTCACCGTTTCCGTCTACATATCCTTCTGGGTGTCCAGATAGACTTTCTACGGACACAACATCATTTACGATAGTTGCTTCTATTGGTTGTGAATCCATATTTTTTCTCCTTTTATTATGTTGTTCTTGTTGTTATGTCATCTATTACGCTAAAAGTATTAGCAGCTAAAGAAATAATGTTTCCTGAACCGTCTTTTACTTGTATGTCATAGTAGTAGACTCCTTGGCTAAGTCCAGATGTATCGGTATTAGCGAGTACAATCTGAGCTTGGCTAGGGTAACTTCCACCACTAGGTGTAATAAATGAACTAACTTGTTTTTTGATAGCAGCTGACGCATCTGTACCATCACTTGCTGGAGTAGACGAACTATTAAGAGTGAAGTAGACTGTCCCTCCTGTTAAGTTAAATGGTGTAACACCGTCAGACTGATATACAGGTATGTTTAGAATGTATGTGTTGCCACGAATAGCATTCTGAATTTGTGGAGCTTGTGTGCTTACTTTCATTCTTTTACTCCTAAGTGTTTATTTATCTTATTAATGTGTTTTATATGTTCAGCGTGTCTTTTTTTAGATTCTCTAGTTTGTAAATTCTGACCTACCATAATTACAGATAGCATAGTAAGTTGAATAAAAGTTTGGCTAATCCATTGAACATAGTCTTGTGCTTTGCCATGTGTAGGAAATCCTAGCATGGCTAATATAGCGAATATGTATGCACACCACATTGTGGCTACTCCAGATGTGATTTTAATTGCTAACCAGTTATTAAACTTTTTCATTTACCACCTCTAAGGATTACATCCCAAACGTAAATGAAAGCCGTAAAAACAGAGATAATTACACCAGCAATCCAACGAGCAGTGTTTTTAGTAATATAGTTTTGTCTAACATCGTACATCATAGATTTAAGCTCTTTGATATCTTGTTTAATTTCTTCTAAATTATCACTCATATTCTTTTGGTTTGCCTCCACTATAGCTAGTCTTTCAGTTTCACGTTGGGTCATGCTATTTTTTTCCTGCTCTTTTTTTACCTTGTGCAGAAAATGAAGCCATTTTTTTAGCTCCATACTTTTTTCTTCCAATATATGCTGCAAGTGCAGGGGATTTGCCAGATGCTACCATCTTAGCGAATCGTCCACCACCACCTGGTCGCATACTCTTGCCCTTGAAAGATTTAGCTGGCATATTATTTACCTTTTCTAACAGAAGCCATGTAGCCACTGCCTTTTTTGTTTCCACCAGCTGCTCGTTTCATTTGAGCTGATTTACCAGTAAAGTTGCCACCTGCGCCTACTTTGCCAGACATGCCACCTTTTTTGCTAGAACCACCTCTTACAGTAGCTTTAGTGTTGTTAGCCTTGTTGCTGCCTGCAGGGTTGCTTTTCATTGGGTCGTTATAGCTTCCACCATACATCTTTTGTGTAGTTAGTGTAGAACCCATCTTGTTACCAGAAGGTAGTGTAAAGCTAGAGATAGCTGATGTATTTCCAGTTCTACCCATCTTTCCGTAGTTGTTAAAGCTTGAAAATGCTGGTCCATTGTATGGTCCACGGCTCTTTATACCTCTTGTAAAGGCGTTAATATCGTTGTGAGTACTTAGTGTTTGTGTACCCATGTTCTCACCTGGGTTTGCTACTTTTCCTAGTGTAGCTGCGCCCTTGCTCATAGAACTCTTACGAGCTCCACCAGCTTTTTCTGCATTGTAAGGGTTTGGTAATGGTGCAATATTCTGACCAATCTTTCCACCTGATACAAATTTGTTTTGTTGTCCCATTGTTATAGGTCCTCCTTATTTGTTATTAACTTTCTTACTATATTTTCCCATGGCTTTTTGTTCTTTCTTGATAGACTTTAATTCCATCTTATGAACTTTAGCGTGGGAGTTGTTGTAAGACTTAGACTGTGAAGTTTTTGCAGATTTCGCTGCTTTCTGATGATCTCCGATTTTCATCTTGATAATTTTCTCATTGGACTTAAGCATCTTCTTTGTTAGCTTAAGGTGAGCTTTACTCATCTTGATGTCTGATTTGCTTTTGGGTTGAACTTTACTACTCATTAATAGCCCTTTCTAGCTTTAGGTCGCTTGTCGGATTTTATTTTAATTTTTGGTGTTACTTTACCCATAACTTTTTTGGGTGCTGGTTTATTTCCTAATGTCATTTTTTTGTAATCCATATTGTTCCTTTCTTAGAATACATCCATTGTTAGCATTGAATTATTTATTAAAGTTGTAAATGATTGTGAGGTAAATTGTGCAAAGTCCCCATTGTTGTTAGTTACGTTACAGATGTAGTCATATAATGTGGCAGGTTGTAATCCTGTAACTGACCAATAGTTGTATCCTGCTGCGTCAGCTTGTATTCCTAAACTTGTGTATCCTGAATCGGTATGTAGTTTATAAAACATTTCAAGATTTGCAGTTGTACCATGACCATAACTTGTAATTTCTGCACCTAATCTTGCTGATTGAGTCGTAATGCTGTCTACTGTCATGTTTAGTAAACCAGGGGCTAATGGAATACGAGGTAGTGCCCATGAACCAGAACCAGATGAAGTACCTGTTTGGTAAATGTCTATTGAATCACTTAGGCTTAAAGTCTGGTTACCGTTTGCATCATGACCTATTGTAAACGTACCAGAAGCTAATGCTATGTCCCTAACAGTATATACACCTGCATAGTTATGTACTAAGCCTGTGTTCTGCCAAAGCATACCTGCGTTGGAATTGGTGTAACCATTATTTAGCTGAGCATCTGCACCGTTAAAGTGAAAATATGTTTGCCAGTTAATTGTAGAGTAGTTACCACTTGTGTTCTGACTAGCTAATTGCCAGTTAGTAAAAATGTAGTTATTGGATTGACCTCCAATAGTGAAGGCTGAACCTGAAAATGAACCTGAGGTTGCCATCTGTTTATCCTACTGCTACGCTAAGAACATCCCATTTGGTTGTAGAACCATTCCACTTACAACCTATGTAATGTGTCTTGCCTGCTGTTGTTGATGATGGCAAAGTAACTTGAATTGGATTGTATACGCTGTTCCAGTTAATATTGTGAGATGTTCCATTATCTTTTATTCTTATAACTAATGTTTCACCTTCTGTTGCACTTATTGTTGGATAAGCTACTGTAAAATCTGTGGTTTGAGCTGTTAGTACTACAAAATTAGAAGAACTAGGTGTTAATGTAGTAGCTACTGTAGTTGCACTTTGTGGAGATATACCAACTGCACCGTTAAATGTAGCACCGTTAGCTGTTAAAGCTCCTGTAAGGGTTGTAGCTCCAGATACAGATAGTGTTCCAGATACTGCAGTGTTACCTAATGTAGGAAGTGAAGCTGTACCAGATACAGTAATAGAGTCAGTAGAGAATCCACCAGAGTTGCTCATTCCACCTGTGTTAGATATTCCATAGTGGTAACCAGCTTGAGTATGCTGTGCTAAGTAAGAGCTTTGGAAATCATTCCATAGGTTAGCAGTAATCCACATAGTAACATTAGCGTTAGATGTGTGAGCTTGAGCTGTAGTACCGTCTTTACCTCTAAGTAAGTTACCTACAGTAGTTGAGTTAGATACTACTCCAGTTACTACTTCTTTAAGAGAAGGAGTAGATGCTCCAGATACAGGGTCGGTTGCGTCAATAACTAATGTAACAGCAGTACCAGTTGGTAATCCTGTGGTTGAAGCTACAGTCATACTAGTATCACTACTTAACATTGATCCTGTTAGGTTTGTAGCGAAGTTAGGTGCTGCGTTTCGTACTAAATCTGTGTTTGCTGCTGCCATTTATTTCTCCTATAAAAAAAGGTACTCCGACAAGGGAGCACCTGTAACTCTGTACTGAGTGTTCTTAGTTATTATATCACAAATAAAGTTAAAAATACACATTAGTTTAATATCCATCCTGTTGGGTCTTGTGTTGGTATCATAAAACCTTTCACTACCATCTGGTTAAGTGTTAGGTATGAAGCTACCGTGTTAGTGTGTACTTCAGCCTCCCAGTTGTTTACAAGCTTGGTAATACGAATACGCTTCTTGTCTGCAAGTTCAGTAACCTGTGTAGGTGCGACAGATGCGTACGAAAATGGTTTTGTGCTAAATGCAAAGCTAGAGAATCCAGTATTATTAGCCGAGCTTCCTGCTATATACGAATAAGTGGCTAGATTAGATAGTGGCGTGTTCTTAGTCGTACCTGAGAATGCCAGCTGTATTTGTCCTTCAGCTGAACCCATTTCCCAGTATGCGTATTGAATGTTGGCAAACTGTAAGTGGTCTGGGCTAACATGTATAAGACCAGTTTGAATGTGTGAATCAAAAGGTAATCCGTTATCTCCATTAAAGTCAGCACTAATCTCTATTAGGTAGTTACCATTAACAGGTGTAGTCTGTAATGCTAATAGGTGTAATACTCCAGAGTTGTCGGTATACTTCATAAACTGTTGTACACCAAAAGTAAACGCTGCAGGATTCCAGTTCTGCTTGGCTGTATCATATACAAATATCTGATTGTTTTGGCTTGAGCCATAAGGAACAGACCAGAATATTTTCTTATCAAACTCTATTCCAGTAATATTATTAATTGCGTTATAAGTAATAGCTTTACAGTCAGGTCGGATTACTAGACTTATTTCATTGGTTGCAAGCACATTGTAAAGCGTCTGGATGCTACCATTTGAATAAAAGCCTGCAGGTCCAGGTGAGTAGTAATAAACATTCTGTAGGGTCTGTACAACGCTTCTAGGGGATAGTGTACCGAATGATTGCATAGCCTGAACTACAGTAGGTGTGGTAAATGTATAGTTACCAAAGGTTGTGTCTGTAAGCATACAATGCCATACCGAACCATAGCCTGATGGTTCTGCCATTAAGATAGTAGTAATAGGGTTACCCTGTCCGTCACGGAACTGACCAATCCATCTAGGTGTGTTAGGTGTTCCTGGCTGTATGTCTACCCAACCACCACCAACAAATGGAGAAAAGCCTAGTGCGTATTGAAGTTGTGCTCCTGCCCAGTATATTCTGTTAGGATTGTTAGGATCACCTGTAGCCCATAATCTGTTATCAGATATAGCCATCCAGTTAAATTTAGGTGCTAAGGTTGTGTCAGTAACTGGTGCAATTACATAGTTGTTTACTACGGTTGAACCCCAGTCTGTGTAAGTAACTGTACCACCTGTATTAGCAGATATTGAGTCTAAGAAATACGCTACTCCACCTATCGCCTGAGCAAGGTATATATTGTAGCCAATAACATTTGAATCTGATGAACCAGTCCATGCAATTTTAATAAATACATTAGTATTAGAACTTTGTGTAGAAGTGTTATTAGCCCACCATGTTTCACGAGCTTGGTCTACATATACATCTGCAACCTGATATGGAGCTGTTTCACCTGTTTTAGTAACTGTAGTTATGTAATACCTAAGTAGGTTGTTATTAGTGCGCTGTGTAAGCTGAGAACCGATTGTAGCAGTAGCGCTAGTAATGTTAGTTGTGGTAGCAGTTCCTACCCATCCAGATATAGTACTTGTAGATATATCTATGTAACCAAAGTTGTCTACTCCGTTAGCAAATAAAATCTTGTTCTGGTATTGAAGAAGTTGTGTCCATACTTGGCTTCCGTAACTGATTACTGCATTAGCTGAGTGTGTAGCTTTGGTAGTTCCGTTTACACCTCTAGTTACAGTCCAAGTAGTAGTTCCTGCACCTGCTGTAACATTCATTTGCTCACTGTCTACAGTAATAATGAATGAACCACTAGATGGAAAGTTAGTAGCTGATGCTACGGTTATAGAGGTAGCTGTTGTAGTAGTAATAGCTGCAGATAGGTAAGTAGTTCCCTGGTTAGTAGATACTAGGTGATTACTAGCTCCTGGACCTGTTCCTGATACGCTTGACCAGTTACCACCGTCTTTGGAGTATTTAACAGTACCGTTGTCTACTATCATGATGTAATTAGTTGTTACACCGTTAATAATAGTAGTAAAGTCAGTCATTCCTGTTATAGGACCTGAGTATGCTTTACCATAGTTATTAGAACCCCATCTGGTTGCCCACACACCATCCTGAGTCATCATCATGTTTTTAGCTTGAGTTACTGCACCAATAGGTAGACGGTCTTCCTGTACGAAAGAAATAACACCTGGTCGCCAGTTGTATTGATTGTTCTGCCCACCAATTATAAGTTCGTAGGGGCGAATGTTTGCAGCATTAACCTTAGTTGTTTGTCCTGGCATTTAATCTCCTATATGAATCCTGTACCGTTATTGGTCCAGTATCCACTGTTGTATCTATTTGGTAAATAAGCACTGTAGCCCAGTAGACTGTCTACATCTCGTAGGTAGTCATCTTGGAAGTTAGCACTCATCTCTTGTGCCATACGCATGTTGAGAAGTGAGTAGTTAGCCTTGTCTTCCATAATCTGGTAAAGGGTAGTATTGAAGTTGTTAGCAGAAACCTGAGCAGATACCTTGTAAATAATAAAGTTAGGGTCTGCCATTTCTGGAGTATCTTGAGGGTTGGATAAAGCACCTGTGCTAGTTATATCTGGAATGTTAGCAAACTTGTAGTATCGGAAAGATATAGTAGCACCTATTTCAGCACCACCTGTCTGTGGATACCAACCCATTACAAGGTTGTAACCAGATACAGGGTTGCCTGTTACATAGAACTCTGGCTGATTGTTACGAGGGTTCATTTCCATTTCAGGTAATTTCTTAATCTTAAATGAACGAACATTGGGGGAAGCGTTCGTTGAACCTGGGTAAGTCAGCCAGATAGTTCCACCATACATAAACTTAAAGTCTGATGGCAAAGGAATATTGATAGGAGTAGTTACATTGGACGGAGTTGCAGTAATTGTGTAGTAGTTTGGTTCATTAACCCATAGCTCATCCCAAATAACACCACGCTCGTTTTCCCATGTAGGAATAGCTAATGTTCTAATCATGCCAACATAAATGTTGTACTCCTGTGAACCTATAACTGGTGGCGTAGGATCATTTAGAGTCTGTAGCTGAATGGCATTAATTATGTTTTGGTATGTCATTGGGCTAGTGTTAGCCATAAATTACTCCTATAAGTAAGTTATTGTTACAGTGTCACCAGATGGCACTACAACAAATAAACCAGTATTAAATTGTGCATCAAAAGTAAATGAAACAGCTTGAGCACCTGTTCCAAACTGTGCGATTATTGTTCCTGATGTTGATGTACCATCATAAACAGTTATAGGGCTAGAACTTTTAGCACCTAGAATTGATAGTGTGTGAAAAATACCAGGACCAGTTTTAACTTGTGTTCCTGCTGTAGTTGTTAAGTATACAAATGAAGTAGCAGTAGCGTTTAGGGTTTCGTAAACTCCAGTTGCTCCCTCTTGTACATCCACTACTCTCTGCTGGTTGTCAGATATAGCGTATGGGTTATTTGGTGTAAATGCCATTGTTATCTCCTTTTTAAATTAAAAAAACACTCCTTGAGTAGGAGTGCCTCAGCTCTGCTGTAATGCATTCTCCTACATTATATCACTAATACTAGCCTTTCGCAATTCTAAGTGGTTTCTGTGTTTTAGCTATGCGAACTGATTTTGGTTGTTTAAAACGCTTCATGCTTGGTCTAACTGCTCTAATCTTTCTAGCCTTTATAATTAAAGGTTTTCTAGGTTTGTAAGATGAGCCAGCACTGGTCTTTCTAGCCTGGTATGCAGCTTCTGGGTTTATCTGGTAGTTGCCACCTACATTAGCTATACCTTGAGCTGCTGATGCTATGTCTTTGAGATATTGTCCACTAAATGGCACGCCTTCGTATTGTTCTACTGCACCCTTCTCAGCTGTTGCTAATACGCTATTCTGAGTAAGTTTTGTAGATATAGAGTTCCATAAATCTTGGTTAGCTTTAATCCATTGACCTTGTGCTACCTTGTCCCCTTTAAGTGAGCTATATGTATCTAATCCCTTTTGTTCGTCTGCTGTAAGTGGTGTAAAGCCTTTTTTAGCTAGTCCACCTTGAGCTACTGCTAAGTCGTTATAGTATTTAGTTTCTTTGCCTAAAGCGTCTACTACTTCTGGGTGATTTAGCAAGTAGTTATTTTTTGTAGATGAGTCTAATTTACTAATTTGTTGCTTGTATGTATTTAGGTTGTCAGCTTGTGTTCCTGTAAATGTTGGGTATACAGGGTTAGCTGGGTTAGGAGCTATAGTAGATTTAATTGGATTATCTTTGTAGTATTGTTGGTATTCTTTAACAAAATCCGTTAATCCTTGACCGTTATTAAAGTTTGCAAACTTAGGTAAAGTGTTTTGCATCATAGCCTGTTGTTGATCAGAATCAGCAGCTTTGTATTCTAAGAATGTTTTAAGGTCTGCACCATTTAGTTTCCATATAAGACTATTATCTCCAGTAGATTTAGCAAACTGTTGTAGTGCAGCAAGACCTTTAGGACTACCAGCTACTGCCAATGCAGCACCTATAGTTTCTTCTTCGCTCTTTTGCATCTTAACGCCTTTATTATCTACTTCACTACTCATGTAAAGTTGGACTGCAGCTTGAGCAGCTTTATCATTTATTAGAGTTTTATCAAGTACATCTTTAGCTTGTATATACGCTTTTTGCTGAGCTACACCTGTTCCCCCTTCTGCACCAGGAACATTTAGTAATGTATTTAATATACCTTTGGCATTAGGAGCTGCCTGGTAAGGTGCTTTACCTTCTGCTTGCGTACCTGTAGGTAAGTTAATACCAAATTCTGGTAATACAAATCCACTTAGTAATGTTTGTTTACCACTAGTAACCTTAGTTATGTTTTTAGCTGGGGCAAACAAAGTATTGTATAAATCAAGTAACCTTGCAGAGTTAGTATCTAAAGTATTTCCAGAATACATGTTTTTACCCATTAATTGGTTAAGTGCTTCAACTATTATTGGGTTAGTCTTGCTAGTAAGTATTTGTCTTGGAGCGTTAGATGGGTCTTTAACTAAACGGTATATATCTCTAATCATACCTAGTTCTCCAGGAGTTCTATCTGATGCGTATTGGTTTCCTGTAGCTTTTTGAAGAACACTGTTTAGTCCAAAGTAAATAGCTGCGTTTACTGCCGTAGCCACATTAGCACCCATGTATCTTCCTGGGCTTCTAAGTTGTGAATATAATGCCATTCCCTGTGTTCTGTTCCATCTATAGAATAGCCCTATGTCTTGTGCTAGTTCAGGTATTTTACTATTGTCACCCATAAACTTATCTACTGCATCAACACTATCTTTAATTGACATACCAGCTTCACGGTTTGCTTTGTGAGCTGCAAGTCTAAATGTCATATCAATCCATTCCATGGCTTTAGCGTTTAATTTATTAAACTCTGGTAAGTTCATTCTTTCTAATGCACGAGTTAATACTGTTTCACTTTCTCCACCACCAGTACCAAAAGTACTTCTAGATAGATATTCTTTTATCATGGCTTGTCTAACATCAGGATCAGCTAGTTCCATTAATGCATGACCAAACTTTCCACTAGCAATCATTCCATTCCATACTTTGGCTGGCATAGACAAATCTTCTCTACCTACTCCAGTAGCTATAATGGCTTGGTTAAGTAGGTTCATACCGTGTATAAATGGGTTAAGTATAATGGCTTGAGTAACTGTTCTTGTAACACCACGCCAAGTTTTTTGTAGTGGACTCATGCCTTCAGGTTCTTTAAATGTGTCTTGTAATAGCTTTGCAACATTTCTAGGTGCTACTTTACCTTGTAAATCTGGTACATTTTTAATGAGCACATCACCTTTTATTGCATTAGCAGCATCTCTAATTTCATAAGCTTCTGGGTTACGCATTACTTCTTCGTAAGCTAATTGTCTTGCTCTTACAACTGCAGCTTCAGATAGATGTTTTTCAGCTATTTTAGCTATGTCTTTTCGGTATATTGCTCTACCACTTTGTTCTATTTCACGAGCAGAAGTTTGAACAGCTTTATATGCGTTGCCGTTCTCATCTCTAAATAAGTTATTACCAAGTCTAGTAAGGTTAAGTTCATCTAGTGTTCCAAATTTAGCGTTGCCTTTAGTGTCTACAAATTTATGTATTTCAGTTCGTGCAGCTATAGATGAAGTTTTTCTAAACAAGTCTGCAATATTGTTAAAGCCTTTTACAGTAAGTGATTCACTAGGTTTTGCAGTTTCATTACTTTTAATTATTTGTCTTGTTCCATAGTTTTCTCGCTCACCAAGGTCAGGATTATCGTATCTACCAATAGCAAGAATTTTGTCGTTTATAGGGCGTAGTATGTTGGCTATAGACCTAACATCATCAGATACAGTAGACTTGTCTACAGCACCCTCTAATACATCTCTAGTAGCTGTTCTATCATCTTTGTTTGTTAATATACCCTTAATTTCTTTAGCAAACTGACTAGCATATATCCTACCCTCTTGAGCTTTACCATTTGCTTGTTTAAGTAAATCCATTAACGGAGTCTTACTATTTTGTGGGGTTTTAAGGTCTGTGTTAAGAACTTCGTCATACTTTTCAGCTTTGTTTACTAAGTTAGGATTAGCATTTTCATCAAACTTAACAGGATCAAACCTAGGTGCTGTCTTATCTGCAAGGTAAGATACTTCTGAATCTACAACTTCTTTTGGTACTTGTGGTGCTTTTTGTTCGTATGCTGCTGCAGCTTGGTCTATTGTTCCACCACGACCTAACACTGTTTGTGCAGCCTTATCTCCGTCTAAATTATTAACTCGTTTTGTAAATGGAACTTGGTCTACAGTTGGAGCTTGTTGTCTAAGTGTTTCTGCTGATGGGTTGCGTTCTAATACCTCAGCACCTTTAGAAATTCCACTTTTTAATACAGCTTTACCACCTTTAATAGATAAAATATCATTAATTGCAGCTATTAATCCTGCACCAACTTTTTCACCTTGTGTTTTACCACCTTGTTCATACGCTTGTTGAACAGATTCAATAGGTTGATTACCTACAAAGAATTTAGTTACAGGGTTTTTAGATACTACAGGAACGGTTGTAGTTTGTGGGTTAAATATAGATTTAATTCCACCTGCAATACCAGCAGCAGCGCCCTGTGGTAGCTTTTCTAAGTCACTGGTTAGTTTAGACATGTAGGCAGAAGTTTCTGCATTACTCTTCTGTTGAAGTTGATTCATTGTTTCAGCTCCACCTGGAATCATAGATGCAGCACCACTGGCAAGAGATATAGCAGCACTCTTAACTGCTGAACCAGCAGTTTTAAGTACATCTCCACCTAATGTTATTGGGTATTCTACAATCCCCTTACCCAAATCAAATAGCTTACCACCTACTCCTTTGGCAAAACCACCTACATCTTTTGCACCTTGAATAAGAGTATTTTCTAATGATGTAAATATGCTAGGATTTTGCTTAACTTTATTGTTTATGTTTTGTATAGGGTTATTAGAAGGTTGTTCTGGATTACCTATAAAATTAGGTGCATTAATAAACCCATTCATATTAAAGTTAGGGCTTTGTATGGGTGAAATATTAAATTGTTGATTAGCAGGCTGTATTTTAGGACCACTCATAGGAGTGATAGTAATTGGTTTTGGTTGGTTCTGATTAACAAAGATTTGTCCAGGAGCAGTAGTTGGTATACCTAATGGGTTCTGTTTTGGCTGCATTCTATCTCCTCTCTATTAAAGTACTGGGTTGTTATTCAAATTGGGTGAAAAGCTTCCTATTTGTGGTGTTATTACTGCGTCTGGTTTAGTCGCTATGTTTGGTGTAACTTGTGAACTTATATTAGATTGTGCTGTGTTTTGAGCTTGTGAGAAAGCTGTTCCAGCATTACCTATGTTTGAGTTTAAGTTGTTTAACTTATTAAGCATATCGTTGTCTAATGCTTGTTTAGTGTAATAAATAGCATCACGAGCTTCTCCACCTGTTGCTTGGGCTAAACTGTCTTGTAGGTTATACATTTGACTCTTGTAATTGTTTAGTAAACCAGTTAGCGCACCTTGTTGTTGCTGATTAAGAATTTTAGAGTAGTCTTGACCTGAAGTAGTTGCTGCATTCATTTGTTGCTGAATAAGTGCGTTGTTAGTGTTTGCTTGTAGGTTTATTCCTGCAGATTCCTGGGCTTGTTGCTTACCTAATGCGTATTGTGCCATACCAGCTGCACTAGATGATCCAGCTCCTCTTTCAGCTAATTGGTTTTGGTAACCAGTATTCTGGCTTCTAATGTTCTCAGCTAGTTGTGCTAGAGATAGTTGTTGTTGGGCAGTAGTGTTAGCTTCTTGTTGTCCGTAGACGTTTAGTTGGTTCTGGGTTTGGTCTGCATTAGCTGTTTGCTCTGAACCGTATAGACCTAGTGTGTTGGCTACATCTGTGTTGTATTGGCTAGGTATATTACCTAATTGCGTTTGATAATTCTGAATTGGCACATTATAAGATGTTCCTAAAGCCTGTAGCATTTGAGATTGAGCAGTGTCACTTAATCCTGATGCATTTCCACCACCTCCAGATGATGGTGCTTGGTAGTTTACCCCTTGGTTGATGTTTGTACCCATAGAGTAATTGCTATACGCATCTTTAATCATCTGATTAAGTTGAGAAGCGTTCGTTTGACTTCCTAGTTTATCAGTGTTTAGTGTGTATGGGTTATTACCGTCTGCTCCACCTACATAGTTAAGTAGGTCTGCATATTGTCCACCTTGCGCAGATAGATAACCTCTAAAATCTGGGTTATTCTGGTAAGCTACGCCTTGTGGTGTGTATTGTACTGCCATTTCTATTTTCTCCTATAAAAAAAGAGCTACGCCTAATTTAGGGCATAACTCTTTGATTTCAAAGTCATTATACACTTGTATTATATCAGAAACGCCAATCTCTATCAACCTTTTTAGCTATTTCCCCTAGTTTTTCAACTTTATCTCTATCCCCATTTAATACAGCTATACGCATATCTTCTCTTAGTTTTTGTATTGGTTTGCTGTTAGCTTGTAGTTTCAAAGCATATAAAACATCTGCAGCTCTTTTTTTGTCATAGTCTGATGAGTTAGGATCATTTAACTTTTCAGTCATCTTAATGTAGTCATTACGCCTAGACTCATCTAAGTTTTTGAGGTTAATGTCCATACTACCAACCTGTTGGTAAGTCACAACCAGCTTCTTTTAGTCTTTCAATTACTTCCATTCTGTCCCAGTTAAGAACATCTGCAAGCATATCTATAGTTGCTGATTTTGTTTCATAGTGTTTCTTTAAGAATCCATCTATTTGGTTATCTATACCATCATATTTAGTGGTGTAGTCTGTGTTTTCTATGTCGTCATATAGCTCATCTTTGTTTAATAGTTTAGCTATTGTTGTTCCTTGTAGTTCTACTTTTTCTGGTGGTATGTTGATACCAGCTTCAGTAGATTGTGCTGTGGCTTTCTTTGTTGTCATGTTATTCTCCTTATATTTTATTAAATTAAAGAGGTAGAAGCTTTTACACTCCTACCCCTTATGTCTGTACTAGCGTCTATTATTAGATAGAAGCACCAGATACAACATTTATGACCCAGTTTGCGTTCAATACAACGCTTGCAAATTGACCAGCCCATGAAATTACATGGAATCGTTCTGCAGGGTTGTTTGAATCAGCACCTGTGACAATGTAGAGCTTAGGAGCATCTAATTGGTTGTCATATACACCAAATGCTTCTCTTCCGTGGATGAAGTTAGAGTAAGCTTTACCTTGTGGGTAAGCAGTGCTAGATGAGTTAATTCCTTGGTTAGTTACCAAGAATCTAACGCCATATAGCGCACCAATTTCACCTGCGTACAATGCTTGTACATTGGAGTAAGCAGCAGCGTTCTGCCAAGTTGTAGTTAGGATTAAGTCATATTCAGTCTGTGGTTGAATCTTACCGATCCATCCAAAAGTACCGTCATACATTAATGCCTTGTTGCTCTTAAGTTGAGCTACACCTTGTGCCACTGCAGCAGCAGTAATGCTACCGTTAGTGTTAGCTGTAGATGAGTTAATAGTTAGAGTAGTTGCACCACTTTGTAAAGCAGTTGCTACTAGGTAGTCTAAAGTTTCACCCATGTTCTGAGCTACAACATCAATTTTTTCTTTGTCACGGTCATCAATGTCTACTGTACCTAGAAGTCTAGAAACCTGAATTGAGTTTCCGTATTCTGCTAGAGTAACAGTTACTTGAGAGTCTACTAGTCCAACTGCAGCAGGGTTTGAACCTTCTGTTAAAGCTGTAGTAGCAAGACTTAGAGGGCTGAATCGGTTAAAGATAACCTGTTTTCCAGCATTTCCTTCTAAAGCTCTCAACTGTGCACCTTCTTGGTGTACAAGCATAGCTCGTGCTCTTTCTAGGAAGCGTCGTTCGTAGTAAACGGCTACTTCGTTAGATAATGCACCTGCAGTACTTGGTGAACCACCTGAGGAGGCTGTAGTGTTAATTGCCATTGATTTATACCTTTATTTTTTAACGAACTCTCTTTGAAGCGAAGTATTGTTCCATCTCTTTGGTAGACATCTGTTCAAACGGCTTCTGACTCTTTGATGGTGAGTTAGTAGGTTTGATAGCAGATTTACCTTTAGATGATACTTCTGGATTGCTCGTTCCTTTCGGATTTGTGTTTGACATTGAATCCAATACTCGTGTAAGAGGTTGAATGAATTTTGTGAAACTAACTGTTGGATCTTTTGCAAAAATTTCACTGTATGAATCAGTGATTTCATGAACTAAATCCTCATCATAGTCTTCACTGTTTGGATTTAAAACAGCATATTTAGCTTCAGCCTTTTCTATTTCCAGCGCTCGTTTTTCAATCGCTTGAGAACGAGTGAGGTTACTCTCCAAGACTTGTGCAGTCGTTTGCATTTTCAGGTCTACTATCTGACTTGCTGCTGAGATAATGTCCTGGCGAATTTGGTCAGGAGTTATTTCAGTTAAGTTAGAATAGTCAGGCAACTGAACATTTGAATTGTTTACAGGAGATTTTGTAAGCTCGTTGTAAAGCTGGTTCGGCTGTTGCAATTGTTTTTCTAAATCCTTTATTGTTTTTGTTAATTCACTTATGCGCCTTTCAGCACGAGAAGGTCTTTGTCGTGTTCCATCACTACTATCTGCACCGTTAGCAGCATCACTCTGCTCGGAATTACCATTGTCCTCAACATTTCCGTTTACGACCTCAACGGAGTTAGTTGGTTGTAGTGCTTCACCACCTGCATTTGAACTTACATCTGATGACGAATCTGATGTCCCACCAGCAGGGGTGGTGTTTTGCGTCTGTTCTGAATCAGCCATGGCTGCTCCTTTCTAATCACACTTGTTATAGGTTCGTGCGTCACCTGGGGGTGATGTCCCCCAATACCTGCCCATCTATTTTGGGTGAGCAGGTATCGGTTTACATCTTTCGTGGCTCTAAAATAGGCTCTCCATTCTCTTTAACACCGACAAGAATTTTGTCCATACCAACATAAGCAATCGTGTGCTGTGTCGTACAACTCCTACAAATAAGGATTGGACCTTGCTGAATAGGCGAGTGAAATACATTATTCCTAGCTTCACTTTTAAGGTTGTTCCTAATTTTTGTAAAATCTGGAAATTTAGCTGGTTGTGCATCTTCTATCGCCTTTCTAAACTCTTTGACTTTGTCGTCCATTTTTAATTTTCTCCTCTACCTGAGCAACGGCAGTTTCAACAGTTAGGATTATTTTTTCTAACTCATCTGCTATAGCATTTGTAGTTATAGTGAGTCGTCCGATTTCCTCTAATGACTTTGTAGGTATTGCTTGTTGCAAGGTTTTGCCTGACCGATAAGCTTTAATTGTAGCCTCAAAGTCTTGCCTAATTTGTACCCAGCCTGGGTGTTCTGCTAATGAAGCATAGAGGTTAATTATTTCATTCTCCTCTTGCTCTATGTCTTGGTTTTCTACTACTTCTGGTGGGGTGAAAAGATTATCATCAAATGATACTCGCATGCTTCCCCTAATAGCTGCTTTTCCTTTATCCATTATAGCCTTCCGTGTGTACTCCTAATGTGTGCAATCGCTTGTGCAATATCAGGATTACCTATATTAATATTTCCCATCTCAGGTTCTGGACTACCTGGCACTGTATAACCTGTCTGAGGCATAGGAAGCCCCATAGGACCTTCGTTCTGCTGTTGAGGCTGTTGCATACCATTCATAGCGCTTTGTTGCGTCATAGGGCTTACAGGTTTGCCATTCTTAGCTTGTGTAACTTCAACCTTGCTCTGTGTTTCAAGTGCCATTTTTTGAATCTGATTCTGCATAAAATCTTGAGGTTGTACTTGTAGTCCTGCTCGGTTAGCCATTTGAGCTGCTGCTGCAGGTGGTAGGTCTTTAATGTCCATGCGTTCTTGCATAGTTCGCTGTTGTTCAAGTCCTTTTTGCTGTTGATAAGACTGTTGTTGCTGTGGAGTCATGTTTCGGAGTAATTTCTTAACATCTCGTAGTCCACCAGTCATCAAAAGCTCCTTATAGTACTCACCGTAGTCAAATGCCATGCCATTTTTTGCTAGTTGGTCGTCCATTACACCAGGATTTGACATTAATGTGTTGTGAATCTCTAGTAATTGCTCGTGTTGAGCGTCCAAATCGTCCATGTAGGTAGATCGTGGGTTAATTTTGTAGATGTAACCCTTTTCATTCTTGATTCTTGATGGTTTAATAGTGATTTTTGCAGTTTTTCCGTTTGGAGAAATCTTAACTGCGTCCTTAATGTCAGGGTAACTAGCTGCAATTTCAGCAATTTCGTCATTAAACATGTAAAGTTCTATAGGTTCGTCATGCTCTACATCATTTATTAGGCTAATCATACCGTTAAATAGCTCTTCAATAGATTTGTCCATAAACTTAGAATCAATATCGTCCCTAGTAGACTGGCTAGCGTTCTGAGCTTTAATAGCTTGTGGAGTTTTACCTTCAGTTGGTGTATTGGATTCACCACTAGCTCTCGTGGTAGTTTGACCTGTTATGTTACTCATTATGCCCTGAAGCATTTGGAATGTGAGATTGTTGTTGCCATCTACATCTGGGAACTGGTGGTGACTAATATCGTTAGGGTTAGATACGAGCCATTTAGCTCCAGGTTGGAATCTAACAGTTGGCATGACTACATTACCGTTTAATACCTTGATTGGTGGGTAGGTTCTAAGCTTAATACCATCAACAAGTAGGTTTGTAACAGTGTCAATAGCGTACTGAGCATATCGTCCTTTTTCCATGTCACCTAAACCAATAACAGAGTCTAGTGTCGGCATAGCGTACTTAAGCACTACAGGTATTTTACCGTTCTGATGTGGGTTAGGAATGTTTCTAATAACTAAATTACCAAAGTCAGGTAGGAAATCTATCCAGCGTCCGTCATCACCAGCTTCGTACTTAGTAACAACTTCTATTTCACCTGTGTCAGTAAATACAGCTCGTCTTCTGTATTGGAACATAGGGTTGTGTCGCAAGTAATCATCATAGCTAGTTGGTCGTGTCTTACCTTGTTTAGTCTTCTCTAATACCTGTGCAATAGCGTCTAGGTCGTAGTCAGTAACTTCATTCTCTACTAGGTCTTCTAAGTAATCACGGCTGATATAGTTGGAGATAAACACATAGTCACAGTTGTGCATAGAGAATCTACCTTGTTGTGGGAAAAAGTTTCTAATTGGCACTAACCAGCAGTCTGGTCCTGTATAGTTTTGTGTGTATGTCCAGTCATAACACATTGGCATAGTACCATATACATTTGAATACATATCCCACATAAATAGTTTAGTTTCTAGGTCGTATTGGTAATTAGCGTTAGGGTATATCCACTTTTCAAGAAGTAAGTCCATTAACTGACCTTTACCTTGATTTTGTAAACCAAATGCGTGAACAGTTCCTCTTGGTAACTTAGACATAACTCGTCCAGCTCGTTCTATAACAATGGTAGATAGGCTACCTTCACTAAGTCTAATCTTAGAGTTGTCTGGAGTTCTGCTTTGAACGAATAAGAGGTCTTCATATTCGTCCCAGTCTAAGGACATGTATCTAAGGGCGTTTTGTGCTGTTTGAAATTGAGAAGCCAACATACCACGGAGTCGGAGGTCGCCACCAATAGTTCTGTCGTTCTCTTCTAAATCTTGAATAACGGTGTCATAGTCTGCACCCTTTTCTCGTCTTTTTTCGTTTAATAGATGTGGCTCTTTTTTTGCGTCCAAAGCATACTCCAATTAAGTTAATCAGAGTAGCTGCTTTGCCTAGGCTCACTACTTAAAACACATTATAACAATTTGTTGGTGTATTCGTCAAGCAGAATGTGAGATATGTGTCCTTTATCATAAGTAATGGTGAATGTTCTAGCACCAGTATAGTTAGCTTTCTCGGTAGTTTCCATCTCTTGTGCAACACTCATTTTAGCTATATCGTCACTAGGAAATTTACGCTTAATAGACTTACTTAAAATAATTACTTTAGGTACGCCCTCCATGTATTTAACTTCAAGTAATGAATGTCCGAATTGTACTTCTTGTCCGTGCTCTATAAGTTCTTTTCCGACATTAGCCCACAGTGTCCAAAAGTCTTGTTGTGCCATATACTATTTACCATATAGGTCGTTCTTATACTGCTGGGTATTGGCTGCAAGGTTTTTGTTCAGTTGTCTATTAATATCGTCATTAAGGGTTCTATTCATAGTTAATAGTTCTTGGTAAAGTCTAGTGATCTTAGCTTTGTTTTCCATAGGTGATTTATTAACCCACATACTTTCTGACTTAGCAAACTCACCGACTTTCATAGATACTATTCCATTTAGTATTGCTATGTTCTCTGCCTTTGGGCATAGTTCTTTTATATCTTCTACTGTCATATTTCCTCCATACATTTTATTAAGTTTGTTATTACTGCTTGTATTACGTTTGTAGTTACTGCGTTACCACACATTTTGTATCGTTGTGTGTCGCTGATATCTACTCTCATTCCGTGTTCATCTTCACCATACTTAGTCCAATCATCTGGAAATCCTTGTAGGCGTTCACATTCTTTAGGTGTGAGTCTGCGTATACGAGCTTCTTCTGTAAGTGTATGTTGTTGCATACCTGTATCTATTGTTTGAGCAATATCTGATACTCTACCTCGTCTTGTTTTACTATTTGGTTGAGATAGATTTATAGCTTGTCCTACTGTTGCTTCTGCATATCCTTTTTTAGTTGCTTCTTGTATAGCTACTTTAGGCGTGAGTCTGCGTATACGAGTATCTGCAATTTCATATAAACCAGTTTTACCACCCTGACCTTCTGCCTGTCCTGCAAGGGTTTGGCTTATGCCCTCTGTGGAGTAAATCCGTTGTCCTTGCGAGAAGTTCCTTGAGTTGTTGTTGCCGTCCTCAAGCCATTTTTCTCTAGACGAAATGACTCCCCCGCTGTATTTAAGATGGCTTTTACTGCCGTTGGTGATAGGAAATACTTTTCGTCCACATTCGTTTCCAAGATGTCCGACAATGATGACCCTTTCCCTGTTTTGGGGAACTCCGAAGTCTTTGCTGTTAAGTACCTGCCATTCAACTCCATACCCCAAGTCGGAGAGAACCCCAATGATTGTCTGGAAAGTTCTTCCTTGGTCGTGACTAAGTAGACCTTTGACATTTTCAAGAACCAGATGTTTGGGTTTTTTTTCTGCAAGAATCCTAGCGATATCAAAGAAGAGTGTGCCTCTGGTGTCTTCAAATCCTTTTCTTTTTCCAGCAATGCTGAAAGCTTGGCAAGGAAATCCTCCGACAAGAAGGTCAAAATCTGGGAGTTCTTCTGGGTTAATTTTTGTTGCATCTTTGTAGTTTGTGTGTCCATTGAAGTTCCTTTCGTAGACTTTAATTGCGTATTTATCAATTTCGGAGTAACCAATACATAGGGGTATTTGCTCCCAGGGGATGCTTGCAGGGATGGACATACTCTCGTCACGCTCCAAGCTCTCACCCCCATCTTGGCTCTGTCGCCTACCTGTTGCATCATCATAGGCTCTTTGTATTCCAATTTCAAATCCTCCTATTCCACTAAACATACTAAAATATTTAATCATCTTAAAAATCCATTTTTATCAAAACCTAAGTCATCTTGCTGTGTAAACCTACTAGTGTCTGTAACAGCACTACCAAAGTTAAACCCACTCTTAGCGTACTCAGGTATATCATCTGTTGGGCTGTAATTACTTATTTGGTTCTGTTTGACAGATACTGCAAGATAACGGAAAGCATCAGCCCCATTAGAACTCCAATCATGAAGTGGTTTATTATCATACACCCTCGTTTCTTCGTTATACTTTCTATGGTAATTTTTTAAGCAAGCAAGACCTATTTCACATTTTTTCTTATCAAAGTAACACCTTTGAAGTAATATTCTTGTTGCGTTTATACCATCTTCTATTTTTAATTTAGGTGCTACACGGAAGTTTATTCCTAAGTTTCTAGCTGTTTCTACCCTAGATAACCCAGAACCAAACTCCCTTACCTTAATATCGTGTGGTGCAAAGTGTTGTCCGTACACATAAGGTTTGTTTTGTAATACCTTTATGTAGTGGTCAAGTCCTTTACCGTTACCCTCGTAGTAATCTATGAGATTAACCTTATCACCAACAAACTGAGCAAACCAAATTCCAGTAGCATCACCAACACCAAGATCCCAATAAGTATGAACAGGAAGTTCATTCCTATAATGAACATCCGTAATCCTGTCGGTTTCTTCAGCCAACGAAATGAGATCTCCGTAATATGATCCCTGTATCGGTTCATCAAACGAGCACATAAACTCTTGATTGAAAAGTCTTTCATCACCATATAACCCCTTGTATTCTTTTTTAATTTCTTCTAATTCTTGTTCACTAAATTGTCCTGCATCTCTAGCATTTACATAGCTAACGAACCACCCATTCTTAACTGCCTGCTGATATAAAGTTCTCGCATGGTTGTCACCTCGTGGAGTAAAGTTAAACCACATGAACCCTTTGTTCTCAACAACAATCGGTAATAGATAACCAATAATGTTTGGACTCATAAGTGAATACTCACTAAACACAATCCCTGCTGGGTTAGTTCCAACTATACGGTCAATGTCAGAAGCTCCTATAATCTGAAAGATAGAACCGTTATATAGTTCAATCTTCATCTGCTGTTGGTCAGTTCTCTTTCTAAGCTCTTGTGGTATATGGTCCATAGTCTTAAACCCATAACTGTCTAAGTTATCCCACAAAGCTTTTCGTCCTTGGTTAAACTCAGGGAATACATAATAGTAATTAGCAACTCGTTTAAGCATTTGTAATAGAAGTGCGTTTATCATAGTCTTGTCTTTACCATGTCGCCTTGCCCATACAAGCACTGCTCTATCTACAGGCTTATCTTGAATAGCTAACCAGAACGGTATCTGGTATGTTCTAGGTTCAAAATGGTAGGGTATTGTTAGTTCTTTTGTTTGAGCCATACTTATGTTCCTTTACACAATTTAATATATGAGGGTTATATATTTCCCAGCAAATAGGACACTGCCATCCAATAAATATTTGAGATAGGTAATCCTCCTTGCGTCTAGCATTCTGCATATCTTTCTTTCTAATAATCTCAAAGAAATCGTCCTTACCAAACAAGTCTTTGTTCTCATCATAGTCATCAAAGATTTTCACTAGATAATCCCTCTACATCTAACACAATACTCAGCATAGCTAAGTTTATGCAGACAACACTTCTTCAGCCTTACAAGCTTCAGTTTCATACAGCCCTCCTACAGTTAAACTTACATAAACCTATGGCAGCTCCATGCTCACAAGTCTTAATCTTTTTTCTAGTAAGTACAGTAGTAAGGTCAATAGTTCTCTTAACACCAACGGCTTTGCCGTCCGATATATTTTTTATTGGCGCGTCTTCTATATTTACAACAGTATGTTTTATAACAGGTCTAATAGACTCAGTTGTATCAACACTTTTTGTCCGTAAGGTTTCTTCTTCATGTTTTCCCCCATTAAGATAATATCTAATCCACTCTGCCTTATTTCTAATAGCTTTCCAGCTTGGCATGTCTTCTTTTTTTATATAGACAGTTATTTGTGGCATATACCCAACCCCATTTATAATATACATTATACATTATACATTATACTTAAGCAAGTTGCCCTAACATGAGAGTAAAAAAAATTTTCCCTAATTAAAAACAGTTTTGTTTGTCTGTGTAGAATTGTATTTATCTCTATTTCTAATAATTCATTTACCTTATACCATTGTATATAGCAAGGTTGGTTCGGTTTTATTTTTATTTTTGTTTTAATTATTTTTTATTTAAGTAAAGACAATAACTAAGAGTAGCAAGTAAAGATATAAAGATATTCTTTTATTATATGTATACATTATACAGTATATAAATAACAGTAGTGGCAATAATAAACTGTTATACAATTAATGATCCTATATATATCTATTGTATTTAATATTAATAATTAATAATAGACTGCCTTCACTAGTGAAATAATGGCGCGCGCTTAGATCCTATAGCATATCAATGTAATTATATAAGTTATACACAGGTTAAAGAGTTATTTATATATTATATATAAAATAGCATTGACAATATATATTTAATTTGATATTATTATAATGTAATATTAATTAAAAATAAGGATTAAATATATGAAGATCAATGTAAGAGTAGTAGAAGAAGTAAGTGAAGCAATAGTTTTATATAACCTGTATTCAGGTGGTAGTGAAATAATATTTTATTAAGTAAAGGATTAATTAAGATGAATTTTAATATAATTTATAGCGCATATAATAATAAAACAGATCAAGATCTAAAGAAGAATGTAATGCTAGATCTATTAAGTAAAGAATTAAATAAAAGTGGCATTGATGGTTATAGCATTCAGGATCAAATAGGCTGCTATAAAAATAAGATTGAAATAAGTTATACCTTAAGCATATTTGGTATAACTAAGAGTAAAGCATTTGAAGTGGCAAGCAGTATTAAGGATCTATTCAATCAGGAAGAAGTAGTTATTATACCTGTAAAGAATGAAGCATATTTTATTTAATAAATTAATAAGAAGGAAGAAGAATATGAAGAATTATATAGAAGATATTAAAAATAATACATTAAGAGTAGAAGTATCTTATAGGGGTGGTGGCATTGAAATAGATGTAAGTAAAATTTTAGGTATTAATGGCGCTAAAATGAGTGCGTATCAGAATTATTTGGGTGGTGGTATTTTAGGATCTATTCAATCAGATTATAACTTTACAATTAAGGGTAGTAATAAGGCGCTTAGAAATAAGGTAGAAGCGCTTGAGGATCAATTAAAAGAATATTATTTTAATCTTAGAAATGAAGAATTTGAAGATGAATATAATGAAGATTATGAAGAAATTCAATCAAGAAGCGCAAGCGCTTATTAATAATAATTTAATCAAGAAGGATATAATAAAATGAATAAAGTAATAACAGATCAAATTGAAGTAGAATTGCCATTTCGTGGCTTCTATAATACCTTGCATGAAGGTTGCTTAGATATCGCTACTGAAGCATTGACTGAAGATATGAATGAAGAAGATCAATATGCATTTAATGATCGTATTAAGTGGCAAGAAGTATTTAAAGAATATGCTTTAGAATATGCTAGCAATATATCAGATATGCTTAATATACAGATTGACTTTACAGAAATAACTAGTCCAAAAGAATATAATTTTTATACAGATCGTATATTTGGCATGGCAAGTAAAGTAGATATGCTTAAGATTAAAAATGAAGTAGAAGAAGATCCTGAATGGTCAAATTACATTAAAAATAATTTTACTAGTTATGATGGCTTTTGGTCAAATTACAGTGATAATTGTAAAGATCAAGAATGGTCAAGAAATGATATAGATCCAGTCCAGTGGTCAAGTGTAATTGAATTCTATTTGAAGAGTAAAATAGGATCTGAATTTGAATATCAAGCTACCCCTGAAGATGTATATGAATTGATCTTAAGCAATTCAAGTGAAAAAGGGGGTAATTAAAAAATAATAAATATAAGCAATAGCTTACAGAGTGTATTTTATACAGATTACCCCTGTAATGAAGAAGCAAATTTTAATAATAAGATATTTAATAGAAGGGCGCAAGAATGATTGAAGTAAAAAATAAGCAAGAAGAATTTTTAGATGATTTTAATAATTTATTAAGCCTATATGATGAAGAGTTTTTTAGTCTAGGTAATATTAAAGAAGATTATAAGTATATTACCAGTGTAATAAAGCATCAGGGTTATTGGTCAGGTGTGTACTATAGATTTTACTATGATCAAGATATGAATTATTTAAATGCAAGAAGCAAGTATTAATTAATAATAAAGGATTAAAGAAATGAATTTTAATGAGATATTAAGGCAAGAATTAAAAGTTTTAAATAGTAAAAATTATGAAACAAGAAATAATAGTTGGTTGTGGATCAAAGATTTACATATTAGAGAAATTGAACGGTTATGCCATAATTTATTAAATTACAATAATGAAGATCAAGATGAAATAGATGGCAATCTACATGAAATTGCTGATGGTCTTGTTGATGTATATAATCACGATATAGTGAAATGGTTGGCTCAAGATTATAACAGGGCTTATATCATAGATCAGGCTGTTGAAGAAATGGGGCTTACTGAAGGTGGTATTTTAAGCAATATTCAAACTGGTCAATATTACTACTACAGAAATATGCTGCAAGAAATAGTTGATGCTGTATATGAGAATAGTACAGTGGGGGTCAAATAATATGGCAATCAAATTAGATCAAGAATTAGGCAATTTGGCAATAATGCTTATAGCTGATTACCCCTTATATGCTTCTACCAGTGGCATAACATACGAAGAAGCAATTAAGGTTGCGAAGATATTTTACCCTGATCCTAGTGAATGGGCTGAAATAATTGATCAGGGGCTGTAATATGTTTGTTTTTTGGGCTGGTATTGTAGTCGGCTTAATGCTGGCTGATTACATAAACTTAAGGCTTAACACTATATTTGGTCAAAGAGTGGTTAAAACATCACAAAAGATCGGACTAATGGCATTAGATAAATATAAGTTATTTTACGAAGATATAAGAGAAAGGCGAAGTAAATGAAGACAATAGAAGAAAGAGAGTGGGCAAGGAATTTTAGGGGAACAATTAACGAGTTTATTGAACAAGCGAAATTAAAAGGTTTGAGCAATAAAAGCATACAATATTGGGTTAAATACAACTGGAATTTTAAAGTCAAGGAATTGGAGATCTAAATAATGGTAGAAATAATGAAAAAATACACTGTTTGGGTAGGTGGGGGCGAAGTAAATGATTATTTATTGTCTTTAGATAGTGCTAATAAATTGGCTAATGAATATATTATAGACGGATATGATGATGTAAATATAATTGAAATTAAATAAAGAGGGGGAAATAATGAAGATTAACATAAAGCACGAAGGTGGGACATATACGCTTGATGAAGACTGTGATTTAAGCGAAAAATGGGTTTGGAATTGTTCCCACGAAGATTACGAAGTAGTAAAAGAAGATGGCGATTACTATGTAAATTGCTCTAACGAAAGCTGCGAAGGTATATCAGAACAATTAGAAGTAAAGATTATAGAAGATCACTTAGAAGATAGTGATTACCAATACGAACAGTATAGAGATAGGCAAGACAGAGAGTATTGGGGCTATTAGGTTTCAAAGTCTAGTTTATACCGAGTTGCCCTGATTAGAAACTGCACCTTCAATGTAATCAGTTTTGGGTTGCTCTACTCGGTTAAAAATAATATTGACAGGGGCATTAGAATTATTGTCCTTGTCATTATTTTTTGGTTTTCCGTAGGCTGTTTCAATTAAGGTTTTACCTGCTTGAACTCTGGCTATTTCGTTGATACCTGTTCTGGCTATGTTATCTAAAACATCTAACCCTGTTTCTCCATACTTTTCTATCTTCTTCTTAAGTCGGCTCATAGAAACTTTAGCACTCTTCTCAGCATAACCTGCTATTAACCCTGCTTCCTTATAAGTTTTAACTTTAGGATCTTTCAAGGCTTGTATTGCTTTCTCTTGTCTAAGTGTAGTCATTACCTGTATTTTATCATAAAAGTATAACTATTCAATGCCAGTGATGATTATTAAATATTTATATTATTATAATTAAATATATTATATAATATTATTTATATAAGTAAAGTTAGGTTATTCTAGTGCGTAATGTTAGACAGGTGGGTAGAGTTTATTTAATAAGAACAAAAATAAATTATAAAAGATCTAGAGCATAGGAAATATTGGGTAGACTTATTACCCTTGACACTTCCCTTATGCCCTTAGGCTATTCCAGCGCTATAAAGTCAGCGTAGGTTTAGGCTTACTCAGTATTAACGCATCTGAGTTTTAAAGAGTTGCGTATTATTAAAATACATCTAACTTAAAATTATGTCAACTATCTTGTTTAACTAATAAAACTTATGATAAAAGTATATTGACAATATAAATAAAGTTTGATACACTGAATTCAGGTTAAAGACTAGATGGGTAAGGTCTTTCCTAACGAAGTATATGTATTCGTTTTGGTAATGGGGGCTCGCCTTAGTAGCCCCTTACTCAACTAACAATAATAAATTAAACGATTGGGGGATTTATGATCGTGGTGGCAGGATTACTTTGCTTATATCTACTTTGGGTAGAATATAGGCTAGTCAGGCTAATTGGTTTCTTCAGGGAAATCACTAGCATAAATGTAGAGTTAGAAATAAAAAAACTAACTGAACAATTAACTAAAGAAAAGAAAGGCAAGAAATGAGCAATCAGGTAAATGACGCTATCTTTGATAGATTAGCAGATGAATACTCTGACTTATTAAGTGTTAAGGAAATTCCTGAAACTTTTAAGAAGCAGATATACACTTACTTGGCTCAGGGCGATCTAGAAAGTGCTGAAGAAGCATTTGCTGGTGTAGCCAAGTTTGTAAGGAGAGCAAGATAATGGATTTAACTAAAATAACAGAAGATTGGATTAAGCAATATACCGAGAGTATGTTTGTTCCTAGACAGGTAGAACCAGTTCCACCTAAAAAGATTAAAAGAATTGAAGTAATATACGAGGAAAGCAAATGACTTTTACCGAATATCTATTAGACAAAAAGCCAGTAGATGACTACATCTTACTGCTATTATCTTTAGATTTACCACTAGCAGACGGAAAGACTAGACTAGGCAATTACGAAGTTGCTGACATCTTAGGCATATCTCATCAGACAGTATATAACTGTGTGGCTAGAAACGCTGACTTAGTAGAAAGGTTTGTTAATGGAAAATCTGTATGAAACAGGTGTTAGAACACTTATAGACGAATACCTACAAAAGAAGAGCGAAGAAGTTAGGGATTATGGCATATACTGGTCTGCCAGTAGTGCTGGTCAATGTAAAAGACTTATAGTCTTCAAGCGACTTGGACTTCCTAAAGTGCCAGAGATTGTAGAAGACAGTGCTAGATCTACCAGAGTGTTTGAAGCTGGGCATATCTTTCACGAGTGGGTGCAACGCATTACTAAGAACGCTGGTATATCTATATCTAGCGAACAAGAACTATTAGAACCTAAGTATTTCATTAAGGGTCATTATGACGATTTACTAGACATAAATGGTAGAAAAGTATTGTATGACTATAAGACTGCTAACTCTAAGGCATTTAACTATGACTTCGGACTAAGCGACTTACACCGAATGCAACTTGGAACATATATGTTAATGCTGCGAAAAGAACACCCAGACTTAACTGAAGCACGAATACTTCAGATTGAGAAAGATACTCTCCGTATGAGAGAGCACGATCTTAACTATGACGCTAATCTGCGAGATGATGTCGTTGGTTTTTGGAAAGCTTTAAATGAAAAATGGAATGAATACTTAGAGTTTGGAACACTACCAGACTGCACCTGTCATCTAATTGACAATGGCTGGATGGCTAAGCGAACCAAAGCAGGTAAAGTCTATAACGACTTCTACTTCAATGGCGAACCTTGCTCTATGGAGTGGTATTTAATAAACAAGGAGAACTTAAATGTTAAGCAATAAGCGACTAATAAAAGACTTGAACAATGTGATGGACAATATGGTTGATCTATTTGATGAACTAGATGTCCGAGTAAATGATTTGAACAACGCATTAAATGATTTATTCACTTACCTAGAAGTATCTAGGATTGATGTGGATGACCACACAGGTATTGGTAAAGTAGTTAGCATTAGAAAGAAAGGAAAGAAGAAATAATGGACAAGCAGTATGAAAAAGTGACTGAGATACTTAATGACGCTCAGCCAGTTAAAGAAGGTCAATATACTGACAAGAAGACAGGTCAAGCTAAGACTTGGCAGAAGTTTAAGGTATTAACCGATAGTGGAAGCACTTACTTCCCATTCGGACCAGTAGAAGTAGGCGATACCCTAGAAATCTATGAAACAGATAACTATGGTCTGCAATCTAAAGTAGTTAAGAAAGACAAGTTCGGAGCAATTATAGACAAGCTTGACGAGATACTTAAGATTTTAAGAAACGAACCTACAGGTCGTGATAAGGCTTTAGAAACAGCAAGAGCTATCAAAGAGCGTGTTGATTCTAAAAACGAGTTTAAAGGCACTCAAAAAGCTCCACAGGTAGATGAATGGGGCAATAGTGATGAGCACCTAGAAGATGACTACAATAAAATTAACTTAGACGATATACCTTTTTAAGGAGATAGTATGAAGACATACGCACCTAAAAGTTTAATAACTGGAGATAAGCTAGGAGAAGATCCTAGCACTCTCTGGGTAGCAGTGCCAGACAAATACGCTGGAGCACAGATAATGGTGGAATATTCAGGCACTAAGATGTTGATTAAGGATTGGAAGAAAGAAGCAAAAGAATTTAAAAGATTTAGGGACAAATTCTGGAAACAAGGTAGTGGTAGATCTCAATTCTATACACTAGGCTACTTCAAGTTTAGTCCAGAAAGTGAGGAATAATGGCTGGAACAGTTGAAGGAGCAAAAAAAACTGTAGAAACCAATAAGCGTAAATACGGAGAAGACTTCTACCAAAAGATTGGTTCTATTGGTGGAAAGATAGGTAAAACAGGTGGTTTTGCTGCTAACCGAGAACTAGCAAGTATTGCTGGTCGCAAAGGTGGCACAAAATCTAGAAGAACTAAAAAGGAGATATAATGTTATTACAGGTAATACAAGATTTAGATGATAAAAAGATAAGAATATACGAAGTAGATATAGCGCAAAGTCATGAAGGAACTAAAGACGATCCACTAACTACAATAGCGCTTACTGGTAAATACGAGGATGTAGAAGTATGAACCCATTAGGAAATAATATAGTAGCTGTAAACGAAGTTAGCGAAACACACAAGTCAGGGATTATATTAACTACTGTTAATGAGCAAGCACCCTATCTAACTGTTAAGTATGTTGGACCAGATGTGTCTACTATAAAACCAGAAGATAAGGTAGTAGTTAGGTTAAATTATTCTACTAGAGTAAAATTAGATAAAACTGAATATGTGATATTTAGTGAAGACGAAGTATTAGCTAAAATTAAATAAGGAGGGTATAAAGTGGGTAAAAAGGTATTTTATGATGATGACGCTAGACGAAGAGTGCTAGGTGGAGCAGAGATATTATATAAGGCTGTGAAGACTACATTCGGTCCTAAGGGTCGTAATGTGGTCATAGGCAAAGCATACGGATCACCAGCTATTACACATGATGGTGTGACTGTTGCTAAAGGTGTAGAGATTAAAGATGTAGATGACGAAACTCTTGGCTACAAAGTCGGTGCAGAGCTTATTAAGCAAGCTGCGTCTAAGATGAATGATGTGGCTGGAGATGGAACTACAACTGTGACCATTCTGACCTATCACTTGCTTAACGAAGCTAACAAGCTAATAGCTGCAGGACATAACCCTATGCTACTTAGAAAAGGCTTAGAAGAGGCTGCTAAGGGTGTAGAAGAGAAACTATTAGGTATGTCCGAAAAGATTGAAGGCAACAAGAAGAGAGTGGCTGAAGTGGCTACTATTAGTGCAGGAGATGCCGAGATTGGCGACCTTATAGCTGAAGTAATTAACAAGGTAGGTAAGGACGGAGTTGTTACTGTAGAAGAAGGACAAGGTCTGTCTATGGAAAGTGAAGTTGTAGAAGGTTTTACCTTTGATCGTGGGTTTGTAAGTCCATACATGGCTACCAACCAAGAGCGAATGGAAACTGTTTACACTAACCCTGCTATTGTAATCACTGACAGAAGAGTGACTTCTATTCAGGAGTTCATACCATTACTAGAGAAGTTAGCACAGGCTGGTAAGAAAGATTTGCTACTTATTGCTGAAGATGTGGAAGGTGAAGCACTGGCTACACTAGTATTAAACAAGCTTAAAGGTGTATTTAACACGGTTGCAGTCAAAGCACCGTCATTTGGTGACAAGCGTAAAGAAACACTGGACGATATAGCTATATTGACTGGTGCTGAAGTTATTGCCGAAGCTAAGGGAATGACCTTTGAGAATGTGGAACTAGATGTTATTGGGTCTGCTAGGAAAGTAATAGTAACCAAAGATGATACAACCATAATAGAAGGTAATGGAAACTCTAACGCAGTGAAAAGTAGAATTGCACAACTACACGCACAGATTGAAACTGCTACTAATGACTTTGACAAAGATGGTTTAAGAGATAGAAGTGCATCACTATCTGGTAAAGTTGCTGTCATTAAAGTTGGTGGAGCTACCGAAACTGAGATAGAAGAGAAGAAGTACCGAGTAGATGACGCTGTAGCAGCTGTTAAGGCAGCACTAGCTGACGGAGTAGTCTATGGTGGTGGAGTAACCCTTATAAGCTTAGCTAAGACTATAGATGTAAAGGGTAGTGATTCCGTAGCCGTAGGTGCACAGATACTTAAGAACGCACTAGAGCAACCATTCCGTATTCTATTAAGCAACGCTGGACTAAACGCTGATGAGTGGCTTCCTAAAGTAAAAGAAGGTAAGCAAGGTCAGGGTGTTAATGTAAATAACCCAGATAAGCTAGTAGACCTTAAAGCGTCTGGAGTAATTGACCCTACACGAGTAACCAAAGAAGCTATACAGAACTCAGTATCTATTGCTGGAACAGCTATGACTATGGGTGCTCTAGTAGTAGACATCCCAGAAGCACCAGTAGAGCAAAGGGTATAGTTATGGCTAAGACCCCACAGAGCAAGAAACAGAAAGGCAATAGACTAGAGCGAGAAATAGCAGGTATGTATCGGCATTACGATATAGACCCTAAAGCTACTAGAATGCCCATGTCAGGTGCTATGACGCATTTTAAAGGCGATATATGGAAACCTAATGACTATGCTTATGTAGACGAGTGTAAGAACCAAGAAAAGGTATCTCTGTGGGCATGGTGGGATCAGGCGACATCACAGGCAAGTGGTGCGCAAACTCCCCTATTACATATATCTGGTAACTACCGACCTATACTCACAGTAATGAAAGTTGAAACTTACTTTGACCTTAGGCGAGAGATATTAGACTTACAAACAATAATTGATGAAATGGAGGGTAAAAATGCCAGCAAAACAAGAAGTAAAAAATCCTGAAATATTTGTAACAATTAAAAAAACTAAAGGTTATATTAATTTTAAATATGACAATAAAGACTACATAGTATATCTAGATGGAAATAAGATAGACATAATTAAAGTAGACGAGATCATTACCAAAATACTAGGGTTAGAGATGCAAAAAATAAAATTACGACAACAATTTATGGGAGATTCTGATATAATAGGAGCATAAACAAGGAATCCATGTAGCTTTGGCTACTGAAGATGATAGACTTTAAACTATACTTTGAAGACATAGAATTTTCTGGTTGGAGAAAAAAAGTATATAAAAAGAAACTAAAAAGGAAAAAATGAGCATAGGTGTGTGTTTGCCAAGTAGGGGGTATGTTTATTCCAGGTTAATGGAGAGTTTACTCCGTAATACTGCACATAGAACAGATGTTAAATTTTTCTTCTCGCATGGTAAAAGAATTCCAGACTGCCATAATCATATTGCTAACCAAGCTATGGACGCTGGTTGTGATTATTTGTGGTTTGTAGAGGACGACCATTACCTACCTGATGGTATATTAGACAAGTTATTAGCTATGGATGCAGATGTAGCAGCTTGTGATTACCCTATAGGTAGGTTTGGTCATGTAATAACTACTTACACTAATGGATTTAAACAGACTGGGTTTGGCTGCACACTTATTAAACGATCAGTATTTGAGAAGCTAGAGCGACCATACTTTAGCACTAAGATGTCCTACTCTATTAATGGAGATACTGTATATCCTATTGAAGTAACTGATGAGAACCAAGAACATATCCACGGACAGCATGATGTGGACTTCTATTACAGGTTATGGAAAATGGGCATTACTATAGAAACTTGTGATACACCTGTTGGTCATTACTTCTTTGTAGAACCTAAGCTACCTAAGGTGGGTAACTTTACTGCTGACGAATATATATGCGAACTCTGGGAGTTTGATAATGTTCGTGTTATTGACAGTGACGGAAATAAAAAAGAATTGTAAAGACATTACAATCTGGTAGAATATTAATATATAGAAGGACTAGCGAGCACTAGTCTTTTTATTTACTCTAAATCCTTGAACATAAGTTTCATAACAAACTCTGCTATATGTTTCATAGGGTATTTAGTCTGAACTACCATGACTTCCTCACTTATGCCATCTACTAATTCATCAAAGTATTCTGAACCTATCTGTTCTCTAGTAAGCCACCAATCGCCACCGTCATCTCTGTGATCTAATACCATTATTAAATCAAAGGTAGGGTTGGTAGCATTTATATATATGCAACAATTTTCCTGATGTAGTTGCTCACAAAACTCACCAAGCTCATCTATGGTTTCACCCCATGCACTAAGTGGTTCATCTCCGTGACGGCTTATATATGCGTAATGCCAATCTACTCCACCATAATTTGGTAAAAACTCTCTTAGGTTATCTTTGTTATGACCAAACTCAAAAGCACTCATAGTATCTACTTATAACTGCGTCTTTCCTGTTGGTGCTTAAGTGTTAATAGGTATATGACCTGATTAACTGCATTGTCTATAGCTTTATCTAAAACATCTCTTTCTAACCAGTAGGAAGACTCCATGTTCTCTCTACTCTGTTCATATAGTTCTGTAGCTATGTCTTCAAACTCAGATACTATGTCTTCTAAATGATCATAATCATACGATTCCATTATCTTTTCCTTCCTGTTATTATGGATTGCCATTCCACTTCTGATACCATCTGTGGTACTGGCTCTGTTTGTATTTGTACTTCATTAAACACTTCTGACATCCAATCTCTTACTATCTTGTCACACACAAATAAGTGATGTCCTTCTTCCCAGTCTAGTGACTTCCAATAGCCGTAGAATATTCCCTGAACTTCGTCAAAGGTAAACTTACCGTCTTTGTACCACTCTATAGCTTTAACCATATCTGGGATTACAACTGTTACTTTGCCCTCTGGAGATAACACTCTGTTCCACTCCCTGAGGGTATCTTGTATCTTATCGTAGGGTAGGTGTTCTACTACATGTCCTGCGTATATTTCTTCTACTGAATTATCTTCGTAGGGTAGTTCCCATGCGTCATAGTTGTGCTTACTAAACTTAGGTAGCTTGTCTATGTTTATATAGCCTTTAATTGGGTAACCACCACATCCTATATTAATTTTCATTTGGCAGGTACAGTTTTCCGTTAAATCTTGTCTGGTAATTGTTGTGTGTCTGTATGGTAATCTGCTGAGTATCAAATGGTTTATCTCCGTCTTGGTAATACACAGCTCCTAGCCCTTGTTGCCAGTTTTCCCAATGTTGTATAGGCATATCGGACATTTCATCAACTCCACTGCCATAACTAGGCACAGCACCGTCTATGCGTGCCAGACAGCCAAAGCTTTGTGCTATTACAAATCTAGCTCCGTTAAAGTTCTTAGCTGTTCTAGCTGCGTATTCGTGTCTGTGAATGTGTCCAAACAGTGTGCTTGTTTCTTCCTGATTAACTATAGCTCCTGCTGTTTTACCAGCTTGCTTGACTACATGTCCGTGTATAGCCTTAAGTCTTTCGTTAATCCAGTATTGGTTAGCAGGGTAGCCACTCTTGTATTCACATTCTACATCTGCGAGATTAAGTAGAAAAGGAATGGTAAGGACTCTCTCGGTCGTTCCTGCTTGTCGGACTCCGTAGAGCTTCTCAGCATACTGCATTAGGTACTTGCTGAGTCGTAGTTCATGGTTGCCTGCTAGATAGACAATGCGTGTATCTGGTGCGTTGGCTCTAATTTGTGCAAGTAAGTTATGAACATAATCTAGTGTTTCGTTTAGTGTCTTACTAAAAGTGGATTCCTGTGCGAACCTACCAAGCTGTGGGAAATCTAGGTTATCTCCGTTAAGTATTACTTGGTCAGGTTTAGTGTCTTTAATTATCTGAAGTGCTATATCTAGTGCCTTTGGATCGTGGATAGGGTCTAGAGTGCCGTCTTCGTATTGTCTGAATCCAGCCTGTATGTCAGGTAAGACTATGGCTAGTTTTTCGCTAGATACTTTTTTATTGCTTTTACTAGGTCGGATGATGGTAGGTTTAGCTTGACGAATGAACATGTCCTCGGTCATCTCTTCACCCCTAGGCACATATTGGACAGATACTAGGTCAGTGGTTTCAAACTCACCCTCTTCGTTTTTCATATACCCCTGATATATGTTTACCCTGTTTATTTTAAGTATGTCGTTTGGGTCTATGCCAGACCTATCAAACAGTTCTGCCAACTTGTCTACGGCAGGTGTAGCCCTCTCTGGATTCTTTTCCACTTCTAGTACCCTCCTTGCTTTTGTTCTGTATTTGTTTCTCGTTCTGCGAATGCCTTCCCATGACATCCACCAGTATTTTGTTTTTAACTCCTCGTCTGAGAGAGTGAGTAATGCTTTCAGGTCATCTCCCTCCCATTTGACCTTGTATGGTTGCATATTGCTCCTATAGTGTAGTAACTATACTCTTTACTACGGTTATTGCTGCAGATACGCCTGCAACTGCTCCAGCTTTAACAGCTGTCTTTGTGAATGAACCATCCCAAGTAGCCAAGAAAGTACTTGCGAAAGCCACTACTATTAACCATGCGTCATGCTTTACTTGCTGACTTGATGGTTTTCCTACGCTTAGTATTTGTTTTAATTGAATCATTTTAGCCTCCTTACGGCTTTTTTACTTTTATATCAAAGAAGTAGAGTATTGCGTTTATTAGTCTACTTAACCAATTTTTCTTAGGTGGCACTACAGGTGGGGTAATAGGTTCTGGTTGTGGTACTACAGGTGGTGTGACTACAGGTGGTATAACGATTGGTGGTTCAACTGGTGGCACGATTGGTGCAGGTTCTGGTGTAGGCACTGTAGGCACTGTAGGCATTACAGGTGGTTGAACAGGTACTGGAACGGCTTTGTATGCATTCCAAGTATTTGCATCACCATAGAATAAATCACAGTCTAAATTACCGTAATATCCAGCAATTCGTCCTGTTGATGTGAACTGCCACATAATATCTCCGACAGCTCCCCAGCTTGGGTTAGGGTCTAGGTTAGGGTCAATTTGAAAGTCTGTTATTGGAGTGCTGTTGTATGGATAAGCTGCTACCCATAGTCCGTAATCTCCGTTAATTACTGGTGACCAGTCCATTTCACTTACAAGACTAGCTGACATGTAAATAACTGGCTTAACACCAGTTCTAAATACTACATGGTCTAAGAATGCCTTAGCTTTATCTACTTCGTTTACATGAGGATTTCCACCTCTTTCCCAGTCTAATACTAAAATAGCATCTCCGACATAGCCTTG